GGATGCTGTTCCCGCGCCGGCGCAAACGTTCGCGATGGCAGAAGATGGCCGTTCTATCAAGGTCGTTCCCACAACCTTCCGAATGGAACAAACAAAAATGAGACAGAAGAAGGTGAGGCGAAATGTTCACGGCGGACCAACTGCTGTTGGACTGGTTTTTCCTGCGATTCCGCTCATGGCTGACGACTGCCAAACGACGAAAGACGCTACGAAAAACGGGAGATTGCTTGCGTGCGCACCAGAGCCGACACCCGCTGTCTGGGACGAACTGTGGAATATGGTGGATAAGCATTGGGACCGATTGTGCCCGGGAAAATGCCCTCGAGGCATAAAGAACCACCGCACCACACGTGCCGTTCAAATGATGCGTGGATGGGCGAACAGCTTTGTTGGTGAGGGCAAGCGGAGAAAGAAGCACAACGGCGTCAACAAGTTGTTATTTAGAGGCGTGGTGCCCGAAGACCTCGTTTTAACGGGCATGATCAAGAAAGAACTCAGCCAAAAGCATAGTGACGCTTTCAAGACGCCGGCGCAGGGTCCAGCAATTAAAACATCCCACAACGATGAGTGGATCACGAATTGCAGTGGCCTGTTGTGTCCAAGGATGTTGAGGTACTTCGGTACACAGGTCGTCGATGCCCTTTTTGGGCCGGACACGTGCATCGGTTACAAGCATCTGTGCAAAGTTTGGAGTGGCGAGCATTTTGTGCTCCTTGGTGCAGGAAGGAAAAACAACGAAGTGGGGGCTTTCTACGACATGCACCCCCAAGCACCTAACCGGGTCTTTTTCACCGGTGACTATTCCCTCATGGACCTGTCGTCCGGAGCGCACGCCCATGCTTTCTTCTTCAAGTTCATGCAGAAGCTCGGGTTGTACCAAGACCCTCTGCATCGTGAAACTTTTGCGCGCATTTTTCCGCAACGCCTCAAGTGGAAGGGAGAGGGGAACTTTGTACTGGCCAAGGGGATGGCCAGTGGGGCAGTTTGGACCACGTTAATGAACACCGTGTTGAATGCTGTGTTCTCAACGTTCGGCGCATTTCGAGCATGGCTCGGTAACCGCGGACTGGCCGGTGCAAGTTTTAACATGGCTCTCTACGACCAAGCGATGTTCACACAATTCTTGGAAACCACAGATTATCACGCCGCCTTTGCAGGTGACGATTCTGTGATTGCCATGTGTGGTGACCATTCATATTTCAAGGGCGCCATTGGAACTTACACGAAAAGTTTGGGTTACATTTTGAAGATGCAGTCCACGAATCAAAGTGCGCACGCTGATTTCCTTGGGTGTAACCCAATACGCGTGTACAACTTGAAAGATCAACGTTACACACACACAATGGCTCCACAGCCGCATAGATTCTTTACGACGTTTGGTTGGGC